AGGTTGGTAATTCACGGTCGTGAATTCCGTTTAATCAATGATGATACTGTTGAAGCCGTTGTAGACGAGCCACGCGGTATTATTCGCAAATAAGGAGGACAAGATGCCTGAATTTGACAAAGAAGAATTTACATTTCCCGATGAGCAAGTTGAAAAGGAAAGTGCGTCAGAAATAGAATTTGAAATAGTAGACGACACGCCTGAAGAAGACCGCAATCGTGAACCTATGCCGAAAGCCATCGTGGAGGAGTTAGAGCAAGACGACTTAACCAAGTACGATGAAGCGACTAAGCAAAAACTTAAACAAATGCGTAAGGTATGGCATGACGAACGTCGCGCCAAAGAAGCTGCATACAGGGAACAGCAAGAAGCCGTTGAGCTTGCACGCCGTGTTGTAGAAGAGAACCGACGCCTAAAGAGCACATTAGCTTCTGGTGAGAAAGAGTTCGTATCATCCATCCAAGCAACAGCCAATTTAGAACTTGAAATGGCTAAGCGTGCTTACAAAGATGCGTACGATAATGGTGACAGTGACCGCTTGGTCGAAGCCCAACAAGCTATGCAAGAGGCAAGTATTAAGATTGCACAAGCTAAGAGCTTTAAGTTACCCCCTTTACAAGAAGATGATAATGATGTACAAAGTCATCAAGAACAGTATCGACAACCCGCGGCAACTCAGCCGGACCCACGAGCCCAATCATGGCGTGACAAAAATGATTGGTTTGGTGCAGACGAAGAGATGACCGCTGCAGCGTTAGGTTTACATGAAAAACTTAAGCGTAATGGTGTCGTTGTTGGTTCTGATGATTACTATTCTACGTTGGACAAAACAATGCGGAAGAGATTTTCTGAGTATTTTGAGGATTCTGAACCAGAGGATTCAAAAAGCAAAGTGGAAAGTGCTCCTACAAAATTGAGTACTGTTGTTGCTCCAGCTACGCGTAGTACGTCTTCAAACAAGATTAAGCTAACGCAAAGGCAAGCTGCCCTAGCTAAAAAGATAGGCATCACTAACGAGCAATACGCAATTGCAATGAGAAAACTGGAGGCATAATATGACCGATACAAGAATCACTCGTAATATAGATACTCGCGCAGTAACAGAACGTCCTAAACAGTGGCAGCAACCCGAACTATTGCCAGAGCCCGATAAGCAAGAAGGTTATTCTTATCGCTGGATTCGAGTCGCTACGTTAAACGCTGCGGACCCACGCAACTTATCTGCCAAGCTCAGAGAAGGATGGGAAGCCGTTAAGCTGTCAGAACAACCACAGTTAGCAGTATTGGCCGACCCCGATAGTCGTTACAAAGACAACATCGAAATCGGCGGATTATTACTATGCAAGACTCCAACTGAGTTTGTACAACAACGAAATGAACATTTCGACAACTTGTCCAAATCGCAAAGTGAGTCTGTAGATAATAACATAATGCGTCAAAGCGATGCCCGTATGCCTATGTTCTCTGAGCGTAAGTCAACGACATCATTTGGCAAAGGTAATTAATTTAATTTTATTAGGAGTAATCTATGGCTTATCCAACCGTATCCGCTCCCTATGGCTTTAAACCGATTAACCGTTTAGATGGCTTACCATACGCAGGTGCTGTTCGTCAGTACCCTGTAACATCAGGTCAAGCAATCTACAATGGTCAACCAGTTGTATTAGTTATAGGTGGCACAGTATCAGGTGATTCAGATTTAACAGCAGGTAACATTCTTGGCGTTGCAGTAGGTGTTCAATACACAAACTCATCAGGCCAAACAGTACAAGCACAATACGCACCAGCTTCAGGCGTAACTAACGTTATCGCTTATGTAGTTGATGACCCATTTGCTTTGTACCAAGTAGCAATCACAGGTAACAACTCAACCATTACAGCTGCAGGCAAAAACATCGTCGGCACAAACGTAACAGGTATCGTTGGTACTCCTGATGCAAACACTGGTAACGCAACTTCATCTATCTATGGTGGTTCAGCTGCTGTAACAGCAACTTTCCCATTCCGCGTAGTAAGCGTAGTTCCAGCATCAGCGACAGGTGCAGATGCATTCGTAGAGTGCATTGTTAAACTTAACTTGTCACAACTTCTATCAACCACTGGCTTAGCTGCCGCTTAATTAAGGAGATAATATATGGCTATTTCACGCGCACAGCTCCTTAAAGAGCTATTACCAGGTCTTAATGCATTATTCGGTTTAGAATATGCACGATATGGTGAAGAACACCAAGAAATCTACGAAACAGAGACTTCTGAGCGTTCATTCGAAGAAGAAACAAAATTGTCTGGCTTCTCAGCTGCACCTGTTAAAAACGAGGGCTCTGCCATCGCTTACGACAATGCTCAAGAAGCATGGACTGCTCGATACAACCACGAAACAATCGCTTATGGCTTCAGCTTAACTGAAGAAGCTATCGAAGATAACTTGTATGACTCATTGTCTGCTCGTTATACTAAAGCATTGGCTCGTGCTATGGCTTACACGAAACAAGTGAAAGCCGCCGCTGTATTGAATAATGGCTTTACCGCTGGTTATAACGGTGGTGACGGCACTACATTATTCTCAACTACACACAACTTAGTGTCTGGTGGTAGCAATAGCAACCGTCCTACAGTTGCAGCTGACTTGAACGAAACTTCATTGGAAAATGCAGTTATTCAAATCGCAGCTTGGACTGACGAACGTGGTCTATTGATTGCAGCTAAACCTAAAAAACTTATCGTTCCACCAGCATTGCAATTCGTTGCAACTCGCTTGTTGGAAACTAAGTTACGTGTAGGTACTGCAGACAATGACATCAACGCCATTGAAAACAACGGTTCAATCCCAGAAGGTTATACAATTAACCACTTCTTGACCGACAACAATGCTTGGTTCTTGACTACAGACGTGCCAAACGGTATGAAACACTTTGTTCGTACTCCATTGCAAAATAGCATGGACGGTGATTTCGACACTGGTAACGTACGTTACAAATCTCGTGAGCGTTATAGCTTCGGTTATTCTGACCCACTAGGTATGTACGGTTCTCCAGGCGCTTAATTAGGCTTGGTAATAAAAGGCTCACTTCGGTGGGCCTTTTTTAATGGTTTTCCGTATTGCATCGTGTTTATAAAAGAGCAGAATGTGTACATGTACACATCGATGTGTACACTCAATCGACTTAAGGAGATATACCATGTGGACAACACCAGCAGCTACAGAAATGCGTTTCGGTTTTGAAGTAACTATGTACGTAATGAACAAGTAGTACTAGCCCCTTCGGGGGTTTTTTGTTACATGTAACACTACTTTTCTGTAAGCTGACCTGCTTTTAATTGACGTTCTTCGTGGTGGTGTTTGCGGTGGCAGTTGGCGCATAGGACTATGCATTTGGCTTCTATCTCTTCACGGGCTATTTTATAAGCTCCGTTCTGTACTAATTCACTTATCTTTCTGTTGGCTGGGCCGGGTACTACGTGGTGGAAGTCTAATGCTGATGGGTGGTTTTCACCACAGTTGGCGCAAGCAAGCGTGCCTTTATAAGCTTCCCATTGAATGCGTTTCTTTATCTTACCTAGTCGAACACGCTCAATCTGGGCGGGCTTGTTGCCTTCATAATGTTTCTTCGAATATAACTTTGCTTTTGCCTTGCGAACTGCGGGGTCTTTGTACGGCATAGTTACCCTAATAAAACATTGACATACGAACAATAACATAGTATAAATCAGTTATCAACCGGGAAAAATCCGGCCTACTAGACTGTCCCGGCAGACGCATATAAGACTATTAGGCTTTACTCTATATGGAGACATTCAAATGGCTTATACCACCTTTAGCGGTCCAGTTCGTTCATTAGCAGGCTTTGCAGAACCAGTAGTTTATATAAAAGCAACCGATGTAGTTGGCGGTGCAGTTAATATTCCAGCAGGCGGCAACATCGTTATTCTTTCTGCAGCAGACGGCGGCCCAGCTTCAACATGTACATTAGTGCTTCCAGAAGTAACTAGCGGCGAATTTACTTTGTCTGAGCAACCAGCTCAAGCAATCTACAACGGCATTAAAGGTTCTATTTTGAACTACGATGCTTCTATCACCCACGTTTTAGGTGGTTACGGTACTAACGATTCAACATCTACAGCTGGCCAAAAAGTTAACGGCTCTACAGCTGGTGTGGTAATCCCTGCAGGTTACGGAGTTCAATTTGGCGGCAACGGTAATCAAAACGCACCTTGGGCTGCTACTAACTCTGTGCTATCAACAGCCAATACATTCTAATTAATCTTGGGGCTTTGGCCCCGCTTATAATCTAAGGAGATTAATTATGGGTATGCAAACCGATGTTCTGCTAACGCAACCGCTAGGGGCTACAGCGGGTAACACATTTAAAACTCAATCCGGCGCAGTGCTTGGTCGTTGTCGCATTAAGGCTATTTATGGTACTTCTGCAGCCGCAGCGGGTACGGTAGTTTTATACGATGGCTCAAGCGACGCAGGTTCGCCTATTGGTACTATTAGCACACCAACCGCTGCAAATGGCGGGACATACTACTTATTAATGCCAGGTGAAGGCATCCTAGTTGAGACAGGTGTATTTGCTGTTATCACTAATGTTGACTCAGCGTTGCTTATATATGGCTAAGAAGACCCCATCCCTAGCAGTAGGTAGAGGCGAGAAGCTCCCTGTGTCGAAAGGCGCAGGTCTTACCGCTAAAGGTCGTGCTAAATACAATGCGGCTACTGGCTCAAACTTAAAAGCTCCTCAACCAGAGGGTGGCCCACGTAAGAAATCGTTCTGTGCCCGTATGTCAGGTATGCCCGGTCCGATGAAAGACGAAAACGGTAAGCCTACTCGTAAAGCAGCTTCATTAAAAAGGTGGAAATGCTAATGAGTGTTGAACGGGAACTCGCGGTACATGAGACTGAGATTAAACATCTACAAGCTGATATGGATAAATTGGTCCAAGACATGGAGTCAATTAAAGCTACGCTTAACGATATCAATGCAACACTTGCGGAAGCTCGCGGCGGTTGGAAAGTCTTGATGATGGTTGGCGGTGCCGGCGGCGCCTTAGGTGCTGTTGTTACTCAATTCGCACATAAATTATTTGGATAGGAAACTAAAATGGCCTTTACACTAAAGAAACAAACTAAAGTAACGGAAGCCGCAGAAGAAGTAGCGGTAGAAGAAGTAGTAGCTAAAGAAGTTAAAGAAACCCCAGCCCCAGCAAAAGTACCTGATGGCGGCACAAGTTGGTTCACGGCAAAATAGAATGCCAAGCACTAGCAAAAAACAACGTAATTTCATGGCGGCCGCTGCACACAATCCAGCCTTCGCTAAAAAAGTAGGTATACCTACCAAGGTTGCCAAAGAGTTTAATCAAGCCGATAAAGGCAAAAAATTTGTAGGAGGCGGTATGGCTAAAGAAGATATGAAAATGGATATGGCACAAGACAAAAAGATGGCTAAGAAAGCTATCGGTATGCACGATAAACAAATGCATGGCGGTAAGAAAACTGACCTAGCAGCTCTTAAAAAAGGTGGTTGCGCTAAGATGGCTAAAGGCGGCTCTGCTTCATCACGTGCTGATGGCTGTGCAACTAAAGGTAAAACTAAAGGGAAGATAATATAATGGCCGACGATAAAGTAAAACCAGTGGTGGTAAAACCAATAAAGCCGGAAACAACGGACGAAGATTTCATGCCGCCTGATATTAAAGATAAACTACAAGACATGAAAAACCAAAAAGCGGCGGAGCAATACCAAAAGACAAAGAAATATGCTAAGGGTGGTTCAGCTTCTTCACGTGCAGACGGTTGCGCTCAGCGCGGTAAAACCCGCGGTAAGATGGTGTAAACATGAGACCGTCTCGTGGTATGGGGGCAGTAGCCCCTTCTAAAATGCCTAAGGCAAAAACCATTGTACGTAAGGACAAGCCTCAGTTTGTCAAAGAGTATAAAAAAGGCGGTCAAATAAAGATGCTTGCTGAAGGCGGTGAGTCTAAGGTAAACGAAGCCAACAACTATACTCAGCCTGGCAAACGTAAAGCATTGTTTAATAGCATCAAAAACTCAGCTGTACAGGGTACTGGTGCAGGTCAATGGTCAGCTCGCAAGGCACAGTTATTAGCCAAGCGCTATAAAGAGTCAGGTGGCGGTTATAAGTGAGTGCGTTAGCTAAAAGCCAGAAGTCGCTTAAGTCTTGGACTGAACAGAAATGGACAACCAAGTCCGGTAAGAAATCATCTGATACAGGTGAGCGATACTTGCCTGAGAAAGCGATTAAAGCCCTGACCCCTGCAGAGTATGCAGCGACAACCAAAGCAAAACGGGAAGGTAAGGCAAAGGGTAAGCAGTTCGTAGCCCAGCCTACCAAGATTAAAAGCAAGGTTAAGCCATATAGGAAGATAACATAATGCATCTGTTCAGTGTTGGAATGATTTGCGGATTTGCAATAGGTGTCCAATACGAGCTGATTGAGAACGACAATTATGTTATTATAAGTTTAGGCATAATTGACATAGTAATTATTTGGTAAAAACATATGGCAACCACTGGTGTATCATCATTCAATTTAGACTTAAATGACCTCATAGAGGAAAGTTTTGAGCGTTGTGGTAAAGAGCTTCGTACTGGTTACGACTTCCGCACCGCCCGTCGTAGCATTAACTTGATGACTATCGAGTGGGCTAACCGCGGCATCAACCTATGGACTATTGAGCAGGGTCAAATCCCAATCAACATAAACGGCGGTCAGATTAGCTACCCGTTGCCTATTGACACTATTGACTTACTTGACACGGTCATTCGTACTGGCTCAGCACAAAACCAAACCGATATCAACATCAACCGCATATCCGAGTCTACATACAGCACGATACCAAACAAGAATGCCACAGGCCGCCCTATCCAAGTATGGATAGACCGTCAGTCAGGTAACATAAATACGTCTGCTACAACTACACTGTCAGCCGCTATATCGGCAACAGACACAACCATTAACGTAGTAAATGCGGATAACTTAGCATCGCAAGGGTACATTAATATTGATTCAGAAACTATCCTGTATCAGAACGTGAGCGGCAACCAATTACTAAATTGCTACCGTGCGCAGAACGGTACTACTGCAGCATCGCATATAAGCGGTTCAAGCATAACGGTTACTAGACTACCTAACGTGAATATCTGGCCTACAGGCGTTTCAGGTACACAGTACACATTGATTTACTACCGCTTACGTCGTCTAAACAATGCAGGCGACGGTGTTAACACACAGGACATTCCATTTCGCTTTATACCGTGTATGGTGGCTGGCTTAGCTTATTACTTGTCTATCAAACTTGAAGGGGTCCCATTAGACCGTATCATTTT